TAAGACGAGCACGAAGCAATTTAGTGTCCACAATACCCCAAACTTCAGGATGCGAGCGAATCTGCTCAACACTTGGTCCCTGAGATAATGATGCAACATCTTTTTTAGACTCCGCTTCCATAAGACCTAAGTCATAAAGAAAGCTTTCAAAGTCAGGATCGCCCTGACCATCATTCTTGTATTCTAAAGCGAGTCATTAAAGTTAAGGAAGGTCTACAGTCAAACTCACTCTGTAGAGCTACCGTTGGTCTTTCCACAACCAACAATGAGTATGCATTTATAGAGGATACTCCCACATGGTGGCGCCTCTTCTAATAGTTTTAAGCCTATATCTGGAAAATACGGTATCCAAAAAACTACGACCCATTTGGGATTTTTATCTATGGTGCTATTTAAAATAGCTTAACGGAGGCCATAGAACCCCCGGAGAAAAAGTGTGATTACAACCTACCCACAATTCCAGAATAATCTGGCATGTAGGTAAGATAGTAATCCACGGAACCGCCGAAGGCAGTTTGTAGTTCAACACAAAACTGCATACGTACTTTTTCATAAATTTCCCTGTTATCTACTAAAATGAATATTTCCCATAAAGCTGAGATACAACTTTTAATAGATTGACTCTCTTCCGTATCAGAGTCAGATGGTAAAAACCACGTAAGAGATTTATATACACTATTGTAATCAAGAGGAGCCAACCATTTATCGAGATTGTCCGAATATATAAATTGTCTCTTCAAAAAAGACATATTATGTATATTGACGAACTTCTGAAGTGTATCATCCTTGGCTGCACTTGTGAAACCCATACCGAAAGATTTCTCAACCACTCCCTGATAAGTGTGGTTGTTGAATTTTTCGGAGAAGAGAGTATCCACGCTAGCTAACACATCATCTCCATATGTGCGGGGAACCACATGATCGAAAAAACAATACTTAGTATCTACGCCCATGATCTCATACCATGCGTACATGAGCATTAGAACACCTCGCATCGAATTATCTTCAGCGGTTCCGAACTTTCCAGAAGGAACACATCCAGGTTTAACCAACACATCTGTCAAAA